AAAAACACAGACATCTTTATTGACTTTGATATAACCGTATATCAGGAGTTGGAAGCCAATAGAGGAGAACAAGCGACATGGCTCAACACGGCATGGTGGATAACACCCGAACAAAAGTTAAAGATTCAGGGTTTATCACCTGACCCGAATGTGCCATTGGAAGATTACCAAAAGTTATACATCCCATCAGGATTGCAGCCGTTAGATGATTTCACCAATCTGCCTGTAGATGTACCGCCAACTCTATAACAAATACCGTAAGAAATACCGGGTGATTATCAAACGTGAGTTAGATAAGCAATGCCGCCAAATACTTAACGGGGAGATTCCCGATGAAGAAGGTTTGAAACGTGCCATCCGTTCACTCCATCAGGGCGCAGGGCAGCAAATGGCAAGATATACCTATGACAAGGTAATGCGCAAGGCAGGTGTCAAGCAGGACTTGACACCTCAACAACGATGGGCGATTGTGATAAAGATGCTGCTGGAAGGTGGACTTGATAAGTTAACGGGCGGAATTACCACTACCACGAAAGAGGATATGAGAAAGATTCTCACAAAGGGCATGCAAGAGGGGTGGAGCATCAATGACATGATGCGTGAACTTGAAAAGTTAGGTATCAATGCGTACAGGGCTGAATTAATCGCAAGAACTGAAACAACAAGAGCCGCAAATCAGGGAGCGTTACTTGGGGCGGTATCAACGGGACTGCAAACGGTGAAAGAATGGATTTCGGTAAATGATGACAGAACAAGGCGCATCCCACGTGACAAATTCGACCATCTACACATGGACGGGAAACAAGTTCCGGTAGATGAACCTTTCACAGTACCTGGAATGAGTGCAGTTGATTTCATGGAATATCCGGGAGACCCAAATGGAAGCGCAGGGAATGTTTGTAACTGTAGATGTACGGTTGGATTTGAAGTTGTGAGGGATGCGCAGGAAAGACCTGTTGAAATTACGGGCAACCTACGGGGGCCGGCTGGCACTATGTGGAATTTGTGGAATAACACCTTATTTTTGCAATTACAAAGTTTGATCAATGAAGCAGTATCAATGTAAG